CCTTTACCAGTATTATCTGGCCATTGTTTTATTTCCATACAGCCCTGTAACTTCTTATACTTGGCTAAAAAATCAGAAGAACGATGCCCAGATTCATACTCATTTATTTCATCATCGACTTCACCTTTGACTATAATATCACCTTGTCCTAATGTGAAGTAGTTACCCATTTCATCGTTGGGAATTGTAACCCAGATGTGCTTCTCTAAGAAGCTCTTATCTTCACGGATTCTACAGATAATATCATTTGTTTCTAAAGTGACATTGCCGATTGTTACTTTATTACCTGCATCTTTCCAAAATGCATCATGAACAACATGACGAAACCACTTTATAACTTGCGTCTGTGGGTCTTCAAACTTATTGTATACAGTTATAGTAGTGCTCCACCAACTTCCAAAACTATTCACCGGGATATAACCCCCTATACAATACTTTTCGACCCAACGAATCTCTCACATCTTGTAAATACATTCGTATGGTATTGTTGAGTTGTGATTGTATAACTCTTACAGCCATATTACCTGTAATTACATTGTAAGTAGAAGATACGCCGTCATTAGATTGGCTTGCCATTAGACCAGCTTTAACATTACCGTCTTCATCTACAGCATCTACCATTAGAACTTTCTGCTGTTTGTCTAATAGCTCTATCAGCTTGAACATGCAACGCTTTACTGCCTCTGGATATGACTCTTCGTTTTTAAGTCGACCAAATGTCCACCAATCTATTTGACTGCGTGCCTCAAATTCTAATTGTTCAAAGGCGGTTTCTTCTAATTCTTCGCCGCCCATTTGTGCGTACTCATCGTATGTAAGATACATTAGAAGTCACCGCCTTTGTTTAAACTCAACCCTTGGACAGAATACGAGCAATCGGAATAGCTTTCAGGCTAATATACTTCTTGTTCGTAGTACCGCCGGTATTAACAAGTTCCCAGTTAGCGCCATCAGACAGCTCTGCATCAGTGGGAGAAAGAGTAGACATGTGGGCCTTAGTGAAGCTAATGCCGTAAGGAGACCAGCACTTTCTCTGACGATTGTACAGAGTATCTTGACCACCATTGGTCTTAGGGTCACGACTCATTTCAGCAGGAACTTTTGCACCACAGTTAGTGTACTCAATAGCACCATCACCGAAAAGATAAGTAACATAGATGGGGTCGCCATTACCGGTCTTTTCGTAGTAATCATTGATTGCAGAATCGACAGGATTCATAACTTCAGTGTACACATAGTTGCCAGAAGTACCAGTACGAGTGTAATAAGTCTTGCCAGCAGTAACAGCAGTATCAGAAGTCTTAGAGAAAGTTGCAGTAGACTGGTCTTCCATAACAGGCATAGAGTCATCAATGATAACGAGCTTGCCGTTCAGAGTAGCCATACCAGTCTCTCTCTGCATACCGTTTGCATCATTGTAAAGCAGATAGGTCAGAATCTTTAAATTCTCAAGATTCGTAGCAACTGCGGAGTGCATCAGTGCAAGAGAGAATTTGCTCTTGTGGTCACCACAAGCCTTCTGAATAGCAGTATTAACAGTAGTCGCATCCATGTGACCAACTGTACCATCTTGACCAGTCACAGTAGTAATATCATGAGTGTGAGTAGAAACGAACCTTGCACCCTCAGTATCAGTCATGCTGAAAATACCAGTCATGATAGAAACGATAGTAGCTTGGTCAACTTCATCCCAATACTCAGCGACTTGCTGTGCTACGTTCTCCATGAAATCAACACCACCGGTGATGTCGTAAGAGAAGTCCTTCTCAGTCCATGCTTGCGCACGACCAACAACTACACGGCTGTGCGAGAACGTCTGAGTGGTCTGGGACGTAATGTCAGTAACACCATCGTAGTTCAGCGGAATAGAACCACTAATAAGACCCTTCAGAGGGGTAGTAAGATAGTTACCACCGACTTGGTCTGCCATCGCACCTGCGAGGTCTTGACGGGAAACAATAGCTCTACTCTTTAAAAGCTCATTCAGCTTAGTGTTTGGAACTCTGTCAACGTATCGCTGGAATACTTCGCCATTAAATATCTTAGAATCGAATTGCGGCATAGGCATAATGGATCACCTCCTTAAATATTGATTATTGCATCAGGATGCTCATTTTTCATCTGCATCAACTGACTTAATGTAGGCTTCGGTTGTGAAGGATTATTTGTCGGCTGAACAAAAGTAGGAGTAGGGTTTACAGGCGGTGCGGCAGGAGTTTCAGTTGCAAATGCATCTGGGTCGCTCTGTGCGTAAATAGCTTTGAAATCATCTGCGCCGATAAGTTTACCATCTTCATATTGAAGTTTCCTGGCAATCATCTGATTCTTAAAGTCATTCTTAGCCGCTTTACTTGTGAACTTCAAACCATTCACATACTCTGTAACAGCAAATTCATAAGCCTGCTGTCTTAACTGTCTCTGATACTGTTTAGTCTCAGTATCATACTTTTGCTGGAGATTTGCTAAATCTTGGGACGCTTGCTTTAAAGCGTTAATGTCTCCCGCATCAGTAAGTGTCTGTTGTAAAGTTGCGAGGTCTTGGTCACGAGTCTGAATTGTCGTGTTTAAGGTGGTAATTTGAGTATCACGAGTGGAAATATCGTCATCATATTTCTGTTTTGATACATACTGACCCTCCGTTAAATCAACGAATTTTGCAGTACCCATGTTTGCTTCAAACTGCTCCCACGTAAGTGTGCCGTTCTCAGCTTTGTCAAATACATCCTTGATTGTCATGTTCTCTCCTTTCGACATTCATTTATATCTGCTATTTGTATATCCGCGTGCAGTCTGCGGTGAATGTACGTTCTTTATATGTCTTTACGCTGGACGTTTTCTTCTCAAATCTGATGGGGGAGTGTCGGCTACTCCCCCACAGACCAAGGAGAAAAAATGCATGGCACATCACTGTACCCACTTTTATTGTAGTACAACTTTTACAAAGTGTCAACATTTATCTGAATATTTGGTTAGTTATGATTAAATCTTTGATTCCTCTGACGTTCATGCCGCTTTTCAGAATTTTGATTATCTTCATTATATTTTAACTTATTGTCTGGGTTCTGACCATTTATAATACGATTGTTTAAATCATATTGATTCATCAGGCTCATCTGTTGATTCTGCTGTTGTTCTTTACTAATCTTAGACAGAGCTTCAAGAGCCTGACGCTCAGTCTCACCAAAGTACCACATTCTGTTCTCAACTTTAGATGCCAGACCATTCTGCATCAACAGAATACGTTTTTCAAGTTCTTCATCAGCATCTACCATAATACTATCATCCCACTCAAACGATATATCATATTCACCTTTGGGAGTGATATTATAAAGGTCTGCATACACATTCATGATATAAACCACATCACGCAATGCTCTTTCTATTGCTTTCTGAATGTCCTGATTTGTCTGATAACTTCTTTGTTTCAGAATCCTTAATTCTGTGGCTGTACGAGCTACATCTGCGGCATCAGAAAGTGTGCCTCTACTAATACCACATGTATCTTCTATACGCATTAAAACAGTGTTCAGACCATTGATATAGTTAGCGTCACGTAAAGACGGAGCAAAAGGTTGATATGTTTCAGCAGAAGCACCAAGGTCAATTCTACGATACAATCTTTGTTGTAACTGTGTTAACTTAGATACTTCCTGACCGTTTGAATCTTCAATCTTCAATGCGTCACGGTCAATATCAATGGCAAGTGCGCCGCCTTCGTATTCCCAAAGAAGCGTAGAGTAAATAAGGTCTGCTTCTTTAATAAGTTTGACAGCACGAGCGAAACCAGAAACACCAAGCGGGCTCTTTGTGTCAATAATGTTCGCATCAGGCATTCTGAAATATGCAAACATCGGCTTTGTCACATCTTTAATATATGTAACTGGCTGAAAATCTCTCCACTCAGGAACTTCTGTAAGAGGAACTTCTTTACCAAGATTACTGAGAGATAATTCACCAACATTCGTAGTTGTTCTGTATGCTTTATTCACTACAGTAACAACATTATCTTGCCATTTATGATACTCAAGTCTGTGATAAGTGATATTCTTATCCTGTTTTGTCTGTATAAATGCGGCTTCTGTAATTCTCTTACCATCTGGTGTAAAAGAAAGAGGGAAGAACGCATCTGCTTGTACAAATTCAAATTCTATTTCAGTAGTAGGTTTAATATCAGATTTAACAGTATAAGAAGCTGTATCATCATCGGGCAGAGCATTTTTAACAATATAGGGCTTTATTACAAGACCACCCTTCGCAATACCATACTCAATCTGCTTACGCAGTTGTTCGCGGAGTTTCTTATATTGTCTCTCTAAATATTCTGCTCTTTGAGTATCGCCAACAGGCTTCTCTTCTGTAATAGTCTTGGGCGGTTCAATAGCTGGTACTGGAAATCTTTCACCCTCAGTATCAGTTGCATACTGTTTTTCGCCGGGATATTTGGGATTTGGCTCTTCAACTTTCTCTGTGGGTGTAGAAATTTCAGACTCAAATTCAAGAAGAGCTAACCTTGCTTTTTCACTTGCTATCATAGTAGCAAGACCAAGACTTGCTACTTTTCTTGGGTCATCATCTGTCGGTTCATGTAACCAAGATGCTTTATCCATATACATATCAGACCACAGATGAATTGCATTTTCCATCTGCGGGGAGATTGCATATGAAATATTTAATTCCTTTGCTATGTCTTTACCACTTACCATACTAATAATCTCCCTTAGCTTTGCCATAAGCGTATTCCATATAGACATTATTTCTTCCTCTTCCTACGACGTTTTATCTCTCTGTCAGTAGTCTTGTATCCACGAGAAGCGGCTATTGAGTTAGCTTCTTTAACAGAGTGCGCACGAATTGTCACCGTACGTTTAATACCGTTGATTACACGACTAAATGTATACGAATTAACACCAGAACCTATGAACTCACGCTTAATACCACCACTACCAGAACCTGTTTCTCGTCTTATACCAGCTGTAGCTGGATTCGGCTCTCGCTTCACACCAGCGTATTTGCCGCCTACACTTACCTTTATCCCCATTATATTGCCACCTTTGTACTAATCATATGCTTAAACACTATGTTACCTTCAAGTTCTTTTGACAAATCTTTACCATAAAGAAGAATTGTCTCAGGCTCTAACATATAGAGCATTGCACCCCACCATGCTTTCAAACCTCTATATTTACCCCATCTACCTTCACCCATTGTAGATACAGCTATTGTACTATGTTTCGGTATGCCTGCGCAAAAGAGATTGAATATCTCAGGATTACCAATCGTAAATGTTGGTATCACTGTTATACCGTTATCTTGCCAATACCTACCGCACCAACGATTTCTGTATACATTAAATATCTGTATAGCTTTGGGTGTATCAGCATAGG